AGGCGGCGTTTTTGTCTATACGCCGCCTTGTGTTTGTTTTATCTGTTTTATTTGCCCGCGACCGTTTTCTGTTCGGTTGTATCGCTTAAACTCTGCGTATCTTCCAGAACTTCTTCTTCGTAGTGAATCAATGTTCCTTCCTTGTCCTGCGGTAATGCTGTGAATTCCGCGTCCACGACTGTTTCTTTGTCGTTTGCGAACGCAAGGGAAAAACCGGCCTGATTGTTTCCGACAATCATTACCCAGATATCGCCGTCTACCGGGTCTTCGTGGTGGAAGCAAATTACATATTTCTTTCTGCCCTGATTGTTTCCGCCGCCGACCTTTACGATTCTTCTTTTCTTTTTGGTCGAAGTCTTTTCCGCATAGCTTACGCGGGCGGTATCACAGATCTTTTCAAGCGTGTTTCCGCAAAATGTCATTAAGCCGCTTTTCATGGTGGCTTCTTCGTCTGTGATAACGGTTTTCTGGATCTTTCTTGTGTCGTCCTTTGCCGTGTAATAACTCGGCTTGTACTCAATGGTCGCGCCGCCCTGGATGTATGAAATCTGATTTTCGTCTGTGCAAATTTCATCAACCGACGGCAGATTTCCGTCAAATAATTTCATATGGACGTTTCCAGATCCCAGAATAATTCTTTCTGTCTCTGCCATTTCTATTTCCTGCCTTTCTTCTGCGTGATATTGAATTCATACGCCGTCTGAACCATGTTTTCGGAAGTGATCTCCGTCTGATATTTTCTGAACGACAGATCAGAAAGAACTTCTTCTTCGATCCGTCCTTCCAGTGATTCGTCCGGCGTTCTGTCCGTGTACAGTTCTATTGATCCGTCAATTTCCCGGATTGTGTTCTTGTTATCGTCGCCCCTCTGGTCTTCGCTAACTAGATAGACTATATACGGCGGATCTGGGATCGGCTTTTTCGCTGTCTTCTTCCATGCGTTCTTCGTGATCGGAAGCCCGATCGCCGTTGCTCTTTTGATGATTTCTTCAATCGTCGGCATGTTATCCCCCTAACTTGTCCTCGATATAGTCTGTTGCTGCCTTTTCTGCCTTTTCTTCCGCGCTGTCGATGTGTGGATAGGCTTTGACACGCCCGCCGTTTCTGCTTGCGTGTCCGTTCTGTAAAAGGTGTGTTAATTGATAATGTTTTTTGTTGTGTACTGAATAGCTTTCTGCCCCGGCTATTTTTCTTCCTATGCTATTTCTTTGCGTTACTGCCCAGTCTTTCGTATATTTTCCGGTACGTTCCCGGTACGGTCCGCCCTGCAAAAGAACTTTCTTTCCTTCTTCCGCTCCCGTTTTGTATGCTTCGTTTAGAACCGGGTTGCACGTGTCTTCTTGCCAGTTTTCCAGTTCTTCTTGTACTGCGTCGGAAAGCCCGTCAATGTCAATCTTTACTTTCATACATTGCCCGCCCTTTCTCCTGCGTACAGTTCGATCTTTCCGTCTGCTTTCGGACCATAGCTTCGGTATACCGTCAGGCGACGGCCGTTGAATTCAACTTCCTGTTCGTCGTTGTATTCGTTAGCCCATACGTTGAACTTGTGGCGGGCTTTCATGCCCTTTTGTCCTGCTGCCGCAAATTCATCACGCCCGACCGGTTCAACGGTTGCGATCACGCCGTTTTTGACGTCTTCTTCTTTGGTTTCGCCCGGTTCAACCAGTGTGATATATGCGTCTATTTGTAGTCGCCCCCTTTGATTCTGGTTAAATGCATATCGTAGGCCGCTAACCATTTGTCGTGGTATGCGTCCATTCCGTAATATGCTTTGACGTACGCAAGGACGGCCCCAATGATTAACGGATCTTCCGGGGCTTTCAGATACTTTTCTTCATTTACCCCGATTCTTTTCAGGTCTGCCAGTACGAAATCGACGTGGGTTTTCACGTCTTCGTCTAATGCATCGTTTGAAAGTTTTCGGACACGCAATTTTGCCGCGTCCACAAGTTCGTTATACGTCATTGTTTAGCCGTCCTTTCTGTTTCTTATTTTCCTGTTTCCGGTCGTTTCACGCGGATAAATCCGTTATATGCGGCAACCGCACCGCCCGCGAAAATGTCTGCTCTGTATGCGATCTGTCCCTGTTTGAATTTGTATTCAGTGGATTTTCTCGCGTCGATATCGGAAAAGATCGCCATTTCGTAGTTGCTTAATGGTCCGTATGCCATGCAATATTCGGCAGTCGCCTTCTGTGCGTCCGTCACAGCTTTACAAGCGGAATTGATAACATACGGTACGCCATCGATTGTTCCTGTGTTTCCGTGATTTACGATTGTGTAGAATTTACGTCCCTGTTTATCTTTAAGCTTTGCAAATGCTTTCAGATCCTTTTTGTTCAAGATCAGAACCGCAACGTCTTCCACTTCCTCTTCGCCGCCGTAACTGTAGATAATTTCGTCCAGTGTTCCGTCGTCAATCGTTTTCATGGAAAGGTCAGTCGCCGGATCGATAACCTGTTCGGATTTCTCGGCCGGATTGAAGAAAATTCCTTTAAATTTTCCGCTTGTTCCTGCGCCGATCATGATCTGTCTGTTCATGTACTTTCTGATCGCACGTGTGACAGATCCTTCTACTACTCCGTCGTAATCGGCGTTTGGAAGTTTGATCATTTCTTCCGGTTCTTCGGTGTACGCTGTGATCTTCTGCTTTTCGATGCTCACATAACCAAATACCGGTTCGGTTGTGTTGTAATCGCCGCCTTCGGCCGTTTCTCCCGCTCCGTCTCCGTAGCTTTTTACATATGCTCTCTGATATGTTTCGCCGCCATTTAACGGAATTGTTCTGACGCGATCCACCAGTGAAGAAACGTCGTTGAACGTCTCTTTGATGTCGCTTGCAGTGTGTTTCGGTGTAACTGTCTGGGTAACTGAAAGCGCATTTTTTACAGACTTGAACGCTGTTTTTGCGTTGAACTTTACTGTCTTTCCGTCTTTCAGTCCCTGTCCCCTTTCTTCGCGCTTTTTGTTTTTCACGTCATCGCCTTTTTCTCCCGGTGTGTCGTCGTGATCGTCGCCCGCCTGTGCTGCCAGTCCCGCGATATTTGCGCGGTTCTGAATGTCCTGTAAAATGCCGTTAATGTCTTCAGCTTCGGTTGTCAGTGCGTCCAGTGCTTCGCCTTCTGCTGTCTGTGCCTGTGTGCCGATCTCTTTCAGTCTTGCTTTCAGGTCTTTCATGTTCATGTTCACAAGTTCTTCATGCTTCATATTCGCTTTATTCTCCTTTCGTCATTCCCTCGATACATAATCTTTTGATCTGGTTTCTTTTTTCGGCGTCTGCTGCTGCTTTCGCCTGTTCTTCCGACGTAGGCCCCTTCGGTGTCTGTTCCGGCTGTTTCTGGTGTGATTTGAATTTTTCCGGCAACTTTCCGGCGTGGCTCAAATAGTCGCCGACTGCTGCCACATAATCGGCCGCGTCTGTCTGCGCGATATTGAAATACTTCGCCGCTTCCTTTCCGTCCAACCATGTTTCCGCGTCCACCAGTGCTTCCACCTGATCGATCGTGACACCTTCCGCCAGATGTTCTTCGTATACGTTCATGATTCCGGTCTGTATTTTATCCAGATCGTCCGCCATTTTTCGCATTTCGTCCGCGTTCCCGGAAATTGCGCCCCATGGCTTGTGAATCATTAAAAATGCGTTTGACGGTATTTCCGGTGGCTCTGTTCCCGCGAATGCGATTACAGATGCAATCGAACCGGCCAAGCCGTCTACGTATACTTTTACTTTGTTTTTTTCTCCGTGGCGTTTAATCATGTTGTAGATCGCCATTCCTGCGAACACTGATCCGCCGCCGGAATTAACATATACATTCAAGTCTTTTCCTTCTGCCTGTGAAAGAAAATTCTTGATTGCGTCCGGGTACTGATCTTCGTTCTGCCATGCTCCCCACCAGTCCGACACGATATCGCCGTAAAAGTAGAGATCCGCGGAAACGTCGGTCATGTTTTTGATTTCAAGCCCTTTTAATACGTCCGCCATTGTCTGCCCCCTTTCAGTTTTGCTTGTACATAGATAGCGTTCATAAGCATTTCAAGCGGTACTTTCGCCGCCTGCTGCTGTCCGTCGCCTTCCGGCGGTCCATTGCTGCCGCTTCCGTCCTGCTGCCCCGTCTGGTACAGTGATTGATCGTCCGCTTTGACGTAGTTCAGTGATACCATTCTTACGTCGCCGTCTTCGATCGGCTCATAGTAAAGAAGTTCCCGGAATTCGTTGATTGTGATAATTCCTCGGTCATACAGAACCGATCCGATTGTTGATCGTGTCTGCAATGTCGCATACTGTAAACGATTTGAAGAAAATATGATCTTGTTTCCGAATCCTCTTTCCCGCTCTGTCAGTAATTTGAATGTGAATTCAAGTGATAATTGAAGGGCGATCGGTTCGATCACGCTTTCGTAAAATGCGTTCCACTCTGATTCTGAAAATTTTGACATTAAAATATTTTCATTCACGTTGTAATAGCGGTATACGTTATCGCGTAAAAACTGCGATTGCAACGTCGGAATAGTTGGGGCTTTCTGGTTAATTTCGTGAAATTCCATTGTATTATCCAGTCCACCAAGTCCGCCTTCGTTGCTCGCGTCCATGTATGCTTCCTGAAATTCTTTTACTTTCTTTTTCAGTTCTTCATCGTCCGCAAAGTTGTTGTATTTCAAATAACCTTTCAGATTGGCGGAATTTTTAACCAGATTCCGCAATGCCTGTCCGGTTGCGTCCAGTAATTCCAGTGTGTTTTTCAATGCCGGATCTGGTTCAGATCCTAAAAAACGCTTTCTGTCGAATCTTGCTTTCAGGTGGATCACGGATTGATACGGGACCGTGTAGATCTTCCCGTCATAGTCCCACGTGAACCGGAATAACATTGCTCCGGTTTCTTCGTCTTCCCACACTCTGAACCCACGTGTCGTGATTGGCACAATGCTTTTGACTTTGGAAAAATCGTCATTGTAAAAAATCACTGCGAATGCATTTGATTTTCTGACAAGTTGCGCCGCCATTTTGTACAGTGCGTCGTATACGGACAATTCCGGCGACCAACGCAAGGAAAGAAGTTTCGCCAGATAATCGTCGCGAATCATCATTCCGCGCGAATCTGTGCGAATCAACTGCGGTGTCAGTTTTCCGACGTTCGTTGCGATACAGTTTGTTATTGATCCGATGATATCGCTTGCGTCCATATCCGCCGACGCGTTGTATTCGCCCCGGATTGTGAAAATCGGACTGAACTTCATTTTGCGGAATGTCACAAAATCTTTTAATATTCCCGTTTCGTTCTACCCCCTTTCGGCTTTATTCACAGTTCAGTTTATCTTTTAAGTGCGTTCATTTCTGACCTGTTTTCAGGCGCAAAAAAAGAGAGGGGCGCGCCCTCTCTTATGCTGCATTTTGTAATTGTCTGCCGATTTCCTTGTGGTATTTCATTTTTACGGCCAGTGCATCGAAGATCGATACCGCGCCGTCTATATGCGCCCGTTTTTCGATCTTGACAGGTTTCATTCTGCTGTCGTCTGTCTGGATCTGAACGGCCACGTTTAACAGGTGGGATTTTAACAGGTTGTTTTCTCCAATCAAATACATTCCGTCTTTCAGATCCCCTTCGAATGTGTTTAATATAGGCGTCAGGTTCGTTCCCTGATATACGTCGTCCATGTGGAAGCCTGATTCTTTCATTTCTTCCACCAGATAACCCGCGCAATATCTGTCGTAACCGACTTTTAGTGGCCTGATCTTATATTCTTTTATCAGGCGCACGAACCACGCGAACACGTCTTTGTAATTTACCTGATGTTCTCCCGATATCGTGAGATAGCCCTGTTCTTTGAAAATGTTGTATGGGACGCCTTCTTCGTCGATTGCCACGTTGTAGCGTTCCTGCGGCATGAAAAATTGTGTAATAATGTGATTCTTTCCGCCCTTTTCGATAACCAGTGAAACGGCCGTCAGGTCGGTTGTTCGTGAAAGGTCGATACCGGCCACGCAATAGCAACCCCGGAAGTCGTCCAGTGTGTGCGGTTGTCCTGCTGCCTTCGCTACCGTCTCATAGTCAAGCCATGCAATCGAAGAATTTTGCTTGATATTGCAATACTTCGTCATGAATTCCGCTTTTTTTGATAACGACTGTAGCGCGATCGCGATCTGTTCTTCAAAGAATTCCCACTGAACCGATACGCCTAAATTTGGGTTAGCTTTTGCCAGTTCTTCTTTTGTGTTCCACTTTTCCAGATCGTCGATCATGTACAGGAACGGAAGCAATCGTCTTTCTTTGCTTGATCCTTTCAAGAAAGCTGTTGATCGTTTCATCAGTTCGTCGAAGATTCCGTCGTTGACATATCCGGCGGTTGATGTAGAAAGCGTGATCGGCTCTGTTCGCGCTCCCGTACCTGATACCATAACTTCGTACTGCTTCAAACCCTGATCGCCCGGCCATGCTTCCATTTCGTCATTGGTTGTCATTGTTGGGTTGAAGCCGTCCGCCTTCTTTGCGTTGAACGCAATCTTTTTTATTGTGGTGTTTAGTTCCGCTATGTAGATATCGGATCGCCGCTTCTTTGTCAC